AACGCTGCTCCAATAGTAATAGGGTCGATCATTTTGCATAAATCCTCGCTCTTTCTTCCATTAACTTAACGCGAACTTGCAAATCGTGAATGTCTTTGTAAATTTCTTCTTTCAGCTTATGCCGCGCTTCAGCAGACAATGGGCTGTCAGTAGGTGTTCCGGCAGGCGTAATCAAAGCAGGCATAGAGCCTTCGATCTTAGTCAGACGAGTAGAGAACTCCGAGACTTGTCCAAGTAGCCAGGCTAGTGCAGCCACCACTATCGGGATGATCGCTTTGAGTACGTCTTGCCAATTCATGCTTTAGTCACCAAGTGCAGCAATAGAAGAATGATCGCACCGGCACACGCAATGCCTATCGACTCTATGCGCTTGATGCGAAGAATCGTCTCTTTCCAACGCTCAGCACACACAGCTTCATGCGTCAGAAACTTTGCTTCTAAATTATTCTCCATAATTATTTGTATTAAATATTGATAGAGAAAAAGGAAATAGACGTTGCTATCATGAAATCCCCAATGCTTGTTTAAGTTTATCAAGTTCAACAGGATCAGAAAGAATTGCGTCAGTTAATGACATTGGTGCAATGTAATTTGGCGTTTGCAAAATAGGATTTGTAAACTGCCCGTTTGCATAAGTAGCGCCAACATTTGCTTCATTTGATTGAATTGCAACATGACCTTGTTCAAAACCAGGAGGTGGCGTAGATGGTTGTTCGTTGTATTCAATGATGTTAATCACCACGCCATCTTTAACGATTGCATACTTGTTCATTAGTAGCTCTCCTGAATGATTATCACGCCTGATCCACCCGCGCCGCCTGCATATCCGCTAGTGCCTGCTGCTCCGGCAGTTCCTGCCGCTCCAACGGCATAAGAATAAGTTGCTGATGGGGATGCAATCAATTTTTCTACATAGCCGCCCGCTCCACCTCCGCCCGCGCCATAAGTGGTCGATCCGTTTCCACCCGCTCCACCCCCAGCCGAACCCGAATTGGTTTGTCCTGCTGATCCAGCATTTCCTGCACCTGCTGCTCCACCAGCTCCTCCAAATGCGGTTGATGCGCCTGATCCGCCAAGTTGGTTTGTAGTGCCAATCTGTGTTCCAAAATTACCTGCACCACCTTGAATATTTAAATCGCCGCCGCTTGCAGACCCGCCCGCACCGCCTGAACTTCCCGGCCCAGTTGTTCCTGCGCCGCCGCCGCTACCCCCATTGGCAGTCAACAACGCGCTTCCAAACGTCGTGTTTCCACCTGATCCACCTGCGCCTGCTCCGACCGTTCCAGACCCTCCACCACCCGCGCCAGCACCTACGCAACGAACCCAAATCGCTTTGCAACCGGTTGGCGTTGTATAAGTTCCGCTACCACTAGCCAAGATTTGAACTGTTCTTGTGGCTAAGCCTACTGTGCCGGTTAGGGCGGGAAAAGTAAGCGTGGTCGTGCCAGCAACGGCAGGGGCGGCAACCGTTAAAGTTCCGCTGGTTGCTCCATCCATCGTTATGTTGTTGCTGACAATTTTTACTTTTGTATTGTCTTGCAAAAGTTTGCCAGTTGTTCCCGAAAACGTAGGAATGGCATTTGCTGTAGATGATGCAGGGCCAACCACATTTCCAACGTTTAGAAATTGAAACCGCGTGCCATCGTATTCAATCAGCACCACTTGACCAGCAACCATGTCGCCAGCTACTAGCGCAGTCGATCCGGTGCGAGTGATGGATTTAGCACCGTTGCCGTCAATGTTGATCGTCACCGCGCCGGTGTTGGTGTTGGCAACCACAAATGAAAATTGATTGCCAGCAGCGTAAGCCGTTAGCGCAGGGGTCATTGATCCGGTAAGGGTGTCAGTACCCGTCACCGTAATCAACTTGTCTGTGCCGCCTTGAATCTGCGAGTACCGAGCGGCATCCGTTCCCGTCGTTGCAGCACCAAGACCTGTGATCTTGAATCCCGCCATCGGGATGTTCGCAGTAACAGTCGTTTGCCCGTCCTTAGTGATTGCGGTACTAAGTCCGTTGGCAAGGTCAGCCGTCAGCGAGTTAAACGCTGTTGAGCTAATGACTGTGCCTGAAACAACAGGTTGCCCCGTCGTATTGATCTGAAAAGTACCGCTGCCATTGTAGCTCAAAGTTGCATCTCCCGTGAAAAAGGCATAAACAATGAATAAATCATTGTTGCGCCTGTTGTTGTCTTGCTGCCGCAAGTGCGCTTAGTAATGCTTCTTCTTCGGGCCTCATGCCACCTAACGGAGCAAGTGCGCGATTAGTCATGCCTGGCGAATAATTAGGTTGCGCCATCATCCTTTGATATGCGGGGGACGTTACTAGCGCCCTTGCCGGAATGTTTGCATAAGGCAATGTAGCCGCTAGTGTTCCCATAGGCCCTAACTGTGTGCCGCCAATCGTTCCAAGCAATGCGGAAGCCAAAGCATTACCCGCACTTACGCCAGGCGTAGGTATTCTTTCACCCTCACGCATTGACGATGGGAACGCATTTGCAAACCGACTTGTTGTAGCTAGGTTTCCAGTAAACGGAGCACCCTTATCCATTTGCCTCGCAAGGATTGGCGCTGAAATGTTGCCAGTTCCAATGTTTAGCGCGTTCTCAATGTTGTACGATTTGGCTATTTGCTTTCTTGCTTCTCGCAAATCATCAACTAACTGCGGTTGATTTGATTTTGCAGCAATTTTTTCTAAAGCCGTTTCCAGCATATCGGCTTTGTTGTCAAGCTGTTTCGCTAAAGCTAATGCTTTTGGATCGGCGCTTCGATTGTAAAAATTCCATTGCGCTTTTGCTTCAAATCGAGCATCTTTTAGCTTGTCCAACGTGCTGCTCGCCAATGGCGATATGGCTGCAATCTCTTGATAAGGTTGAGAAACCCTAGCCCGAAAATCCGACAATGCTTTTTCCGTTATTGGAGTTCCTTCGGGAAGCCCCAATTCTTGACGCATCAATCTGTTGGTAATTTCTTGATTGCGTAAGCTAACCTCTTGCCCAACAGCCGCTTTGCCCGAAATGCTCTCAAGAACTTTATTGACGGCAGACGGATTAACAGTCGAAGGGGGAATCATGTATCCCGCTTCTTGTCCTGCTCGTAAAGTCTGATTTCGCAAGCCTTGTTCTGCTTCTTGCATTCTTGCCTGATTAACAGCAGCTTGTGCTCGATTGCCCGCAGCGCTCATTACGCTTGGGGTCGTCATGCCTGCAAACATACCCGCTATCGAGCTTCCTGTGGCTTCGGTTGTACCTTGCCCAGTAGCGCCGCTAACACCGCCTACAGCAACATTTCGCCCCATTCCACCTAGCGATGCAGCGGGAGACATGACACCGCCTCCTACGCCTTGTCCTGCAACGTCTAGCACTCGTTGCCCTGTAGTGGAAGGCTCAAACTCAGGACGAATGCCACCGAGGGCGGTAAACGCTCTGCGGGCTAGGTCAGGGGTCGGACGAAGTTCCGGCGCAAGATCGGGTCGTCCAGCAGCGATTGCAGCCGTACCTACTCCCGCACGCGCAAGGTTTGCCACGTTTTGCGGAGCATTCAGCAGCATATCAATCGTGTTAGCCATGCCTTTGTTGACGGCATTTATTCCTACTTGCCATGCAGCAGGCGATTCTTTTACCGATGCCAAATAAGCATCAGGATCGAATGCAGGCTGCTGTGCTAGATATGCATCAGGATCAAAAGTTGCCATTATTGTCCTAACCTTGTTCTAATAGCTTTGGCTCTTGGGTCAGTTGGATTTGATTTTGCCCATTCCAACGCTTTTTGATCTTCTGATATTTCACCTATTTTCGGCGTTTGTTTGCCAATATACTTTTCATTCAATGCACGAACCGTTTGCAATGCTGCAAGACGACGCGAAATTGGAAGGGTTGAGTTTCCAATATCGCCAGCCATTTCACGATACAACGTCACATCTCTGTCAGATTGCGGCCCTTCCATACGCGGCATTTTTGCCGTAACAATTCCAGCAATTGCTCTTAGTTGATCTGCCTGTGCTGCACCTGCTGGAGCATTACCAAAAAATGCTGCTGCTGTATCCATTGCCGTACCCAAACCGGACTGAGTTGGCTTTACTTTCTTGCTTGTCAGAATTGCTTCTGCTTCATTTAAAGCGTCGCCCAATCCTTCCATTGCAGTTGTTTTTTTGCTTTCTGATTCAAGTCGGCTTTTCAAAATATCCCGCTGCAACTTAGCCGGAATGTTTTGATCTGTTCCAGCAAGCGTTACGGGCGTTTGTATAGCCGGTGTTTGTGAAACAGGTGATTGCGCTACAGGAGCACGAACAGGAACAGCAGGCTGTGCCATAGGATTTACAGCAGGTTGCGCGCTAGGTTGTGCTATGGGCTGATTCATTACTGTTTGCCCTGCAATCAATGGATTCCCTTGCAACATATTTATCAATGCTTGAGGAATTTGACCTTGACGCGGCAACTGAACTCCACCGGCAAGGCCTTTGCCGGTTTCATCAATCAACCGTTGAACTGCAATTCCAAGTTGAGCATTTTCAATAGTAAGTTTTGCAAGTTGATCTGCGCTAAGTGTTTGATTTTTCCACAGATCAAAATACAATCTTGCTTTACCTTCAAGTGGCATAGCATTGAATTGATTTTGAGGCATCGCATCACCAAGCACCTTACGAACGCCCAATTTTGAATACACCACGGATTGCGGCATTCCTTTGTCATTCAATTCGTAATGCGGGGTAGTACCATATTCATCTTCTTTTGGCGCGCTATATACAGGTTGCATCGTTGTCGGGTTAACCAATATTTCGCCAGGCTTCACGCTGATAGGCGCTTTTGGCGTCATCTGTGACAGCAATTGCGACATGGCAAGTTGACGCGCTTGCGGATCGCGCAAAGCGGGCAAAATGCTCGGATCAACAATGCCAGGCGCACGCGCAGGAACAGCCGGACGGTTTGACTCAAAGTTGCCTTGGTCATCAATAGCTGTAATTGGCGGGCGCTCCGGCAAGGCTTCTTGCCCTTTCATGTGCCCGAACAAGGTAGCAATGTCCGATGCGCTTTCCCGCTGCGCTCTTTCGCCCAATGCTTTCTGTTCTTGCAAAATGTCGCGTTGCGTTTTGCCAGCCATATACCCTTGCAAAGCTTTAGCGATGCCTGTGAGCGGCGAAGTCCTAGCCTGTATGCCGTTATAGCTAAATGTCTCCGCAGGCTGGAAAGCCTGTTGCTGCATGATCTCAGCCATGCGCTGCCGACGCGCCATATCAGCCATTTCAGCCTGATAGGGGCTTGGCACAGTAAAGCTAATTTGTTCAGCCATTTTTGATTGTCCTTATTAACCGCCAAATAGACCTTTAAATGCAGTCGGATTGTATGAATATGCACCAAGACCTGCACCAAGCAAACCGCCCAAACCCGCCATGTTTGCGTTTTGTTGCGCTTGCTGAATTCCATACTGATTCATGGCTGCTTGCCCTTGCGCTTGCGCTCCCGCAAAGATCGGTGCGGGAGCAACTTGTGCAGCCTGATAACCTTGGAACTGCGGCATCTGAATCTGCGAACCGGACAGCAATCCAGTAATTTCATTCAACGGTTGTTGACGCATTGCCAACTGCCGCGACAATTCTTGCTGCTGTGCTGCATTTTGTGCTGCCATTTGCGCTTGCTGTTCGTTGAATCCTTGCGCACGCGCTCCGGTATCAAGGCTAATGCCCTGCAATGCTGCTTGGCTTAACAGGTCGTTGCGGTTTTGCGCTGCTTGCGTTTGTGCCGTCCTGTAAGCCTCTGATCCTGGCGTGATGCCCTGATTAGCAAGCTGATTTTCCATCGCTGCCTGCTGGCGTTGCAGTTGCGGTTCTAAGCGAGACATGATCGCTTGCTGCCCCGTCATTCCTGCATTAACCGGCATTTGTGCAAGGCTAGACAAATCAAGGCGGGTTTGCAGTCCTTGCCCTGCTGTCCCGGTTGGAGAAAACGCATTGCTGATAACGTCTTGCGCTGTTTTGCCGCCAGTTTCACCAAGACTTGCAAGCAGCTTCTGCACCCGTTGCTGCGTGTCAAATGTTTCTTGCGCGGTCGGGGTAAGTGTTTGTCGAATCGTAGGTTGATTTGTTGTCGGGTTAAATGTAACAAGTTGAGAACCAGCAGGCGTATACACATTAGGGTTATTGATGTAACCCTGTGCGATTGCTGTTTCTTTGTTTGCTGCGCCTTGTGCTGCTGCTGCACCTGCGTAATCAGGAACTGCTGGCGCTGCCGGTTGAGAACCGCCGAAAATGCTGCTTACTATGCCGCCCATATCGCCTCCAGTTTCTTCATGTAGCGAGGCTGAATCCATTTTTCAGCGTCGCGTTTCATCAAACCATAAATGCACAAATCGCCATGCTCTCCAGCATCACGCATCACACCCTCAAGCTTTGCGCCTAAATGATTGGCAAAGCGCCGAGATTGCTTGTTTCGTTTATCAATGATGCCTGTTACTCGTTTGCAGTTGTTTTTCACAAACGCATAGTGCATCACCGTTGATATAAAGCCCGGGGTAATCGTGTCTGCTGATATGTGCATCATAATGTTTGGCGCTATGTAACCATTAAAGACCACGCCAGCAATCAATTCCTCATCATCATTGACAAGACCAAACGCAACGAATGGCCCCCAGTCGGATGATCTTCCTTGCTTACGCGCAACATAGCGCCCAATGAGTTCTTTCGGCTCGGTAATGATCTTCATATACCAGCCCATCCGGTTTGATACACCACGTCCGTTGATGCCCATTCAATCTGAATGCCGCTACTGGCGCTTTTCAACTGAATTGCGCCGCAGTAGCCTATGCCGGTAATGCCTTGCCAGTTGTTCGTAATCGTCGAATCCGAACCCCACACACCAACATCCCATTTAGATGTACCCCAAACCCCGTAAGTTTGCGGACTGTATGACAGCGCGGCAGTTGTGTCTTGAATGTCAAAATCGACGTTCATGCCAACAAAAATAGCCGGTTGCCCGTTGGTAAAAAGGCTAGGTCTTGCGCGAGTGAAATACTTCTTTACGCCGCGAGAACCATAGTAGTTAAACGCTTGCAACGTGTTGGCAGGGATGTTTGCAGCATTGTCCTGATAGTCAAGTGTCCAGGCTTTTCCTACAAACCCATTCCCACCAAAATAAGGATCATCATTAAAGATTTCCCAACAGTTCGCATTCCAGTTTGTAAAGTTGCACCACGATTTTGTGATGTTGTTCATCACATACTGTTGTTGCTGTGATCCTTCGGACACCGGCACATTGACAAACAGCGCATTGTTTTTTGCGTTGTAGAGAATCTGCCAGCCAAAGTTATCTTGATAAGCTCGCGTCGCTTCTGCAAATGCGCCTTGAATCTTGTCTGATAGCGCAATCCTTGGATCAAGCCGCGAACTCTGCACCGCCGATGCAAGGGGGTAAAGACCGTCAAGCGTAAGGATCAACAGATCGCCCGAATACTTGAACATACACCGCTTGCCAATGGGAGTGCCTAGCTTCCACACGCCAATTAGCGCCCATGTCGATGCGGATGCAGGGTCAGTCCCTCGATACGCAACGATCTCGCCTGTGCTAGTTACGAATACTAGGTTATCGTCAGCACCATAGCCCGCGTCAATTGTCCACGTTCCAATCGCAACAAGATAGCCACCGAACCGACAGATAGAACTCAGGTCTAGCTGTTCAGCCGCCCCACCGATGGAGGAAGTAGGCAGATACCACGCCTTGAGGGTGTTCTTTTGAATGAACCAAACGCGATTTTTGAACAGCGTCACATCGTCGAGCGTTGTCGTAGTAACGCCTGTTATCGCTGGAGTCGATGCGCCCGTGATCGAAGTCCAGTTCGTGCCGTCATACAGCAAGGGAGCGTCTACGCCGTTGGCGCAATACATATACGCACCGCCAGGCGTGGAAACGTTGACATA